GATCCCCGCTACCGTCGCGACTGCAGCGCCGGCCAGGATAACCTGGACGCCGAGCGGCGCAAGGATGCGAGCGAGCAGGGCAAGGATCACCGCAGGCCCCTCCTGCGGTCGTCGTACCGCGCCCAGACGACATAGCCGATGCCGGCCAAAGCGAGCACCGCCAGCAGCCACGGCGCGACCTCGACGATGCGCTGGATCAATGGCACCGCCGGCTGGATCTTCTCGACGGCTTCAACGACAACGCCGAGCGCCGTTGCGCCGGCCGCGATCTGCGCGCCCTTGATTGTCCTGGTCTGTGCAATGGGCTGCTCGGGCGGGGCGACGCCCGCGAGCACCAAGCCGGCGTCGATCTGGGCGTCCGTGTAAGGCTGCTGGCCGTTCTCGTGCGCAATGATTGCTTCAACGAGCCCCTTCAGGATGCGGTAGTCGTGGACGTCGAGGACGTCATCGGCGCCGACGCCCAGCCGGCGCGCGACGTGATCGATGTAGCTCGACGTCTTGTTCTCGATCGGCGGCGCCCAGCGGCTGATGATCGTCCGCACCGTGCGCAGGCCATGCCGATCTTGATAACTGATCAGGACACGCGCGAGCGCTCGGATCCCCCATTTCGGCGCGGCGAAGGTGAAGAACTCGGCGTCGTTCTGGTCCCTGGCAAGCCCCTGCCACGGGTCGCCGGAGCGGCGAATGTTGCCGGGGTTGTTGTTGCGGATGCCGCGCGGGATATCGGTCATTTGTCGACCTTCTGATCCAGACGGTCGAAGATCTTCTGCAACAGCGCCTTGATCTCGATCAGATCCTGGGCGTAGTCGACACGCTTGACGTAGGTCGACGGCAGGTCGACTTCGATGCGGTGGAGATCCTCGCGAAGCTCCTTTACGGCCTCCCAGATCTGCCGGGCGAACCAACCGATGCCGGCCAGGATCACGCCGAGCGCTGCGTTGATCAGGGGTTGCGTGTCCATTGTCAGGCTCCGGTGCCGGTGCCCGCAGGAGCGGGCTGCGTCTTCGGCAGGCGGGCCTTGATCGCCGCGACCGCGTCGAGCCATTCCTGCTGCGTCGCCTCGCCACGCTGGGCCTTGAAGAACAGCGGGTCGCTTTCGGCCCGGTATGCCTCGGCACGCTGACGGTCGATCTCCGCGATGCGGGCCGCATCAGCGGCGGTAGCCTCCGATGCGATCTCGGCTGCGCTCTTGGCTTCGATGCGAACCGTCAGGACGCGGTCGCCAGAGACGTAGGGTGCCGCCGGCACCAGCCGCTGCGTAGTCCGGTCGTGCGCGAGGAATGCGTCGACCGGCAGGCACCCGTGCTGGCGCAGGAACTCAGCGTCCGGGCCGCTGCCAGGAAACGACGTGCGCGGGAACAGCGCCCGGTAATCCGCAACGACAGGAGTGCCGTTTTCGATCTTTGCGATCAGCATAGCCTGTTCCTCTCCTTACTTATCCGGGAACGGAAGGGTGGGCGGCGTAAAGTTGGCCGTGTAGCGCGCGACGCCCTTCGTCACTCGCAACTCGTCGATGAAGCCATTCAAAGTGTTAGTGGTCACTGGAGAACCTGCTGACCAATATGTCCCAATGCCCAATGGAGCGGATCCTTCATAATTATTTGAATCAGAATATGTGGACCCAGATTGTGTTCCATCTATGAATAATTTTGTTGAGCCTGACGCTCTGCTAACCGCAATGTGATACCAAGTACCAGTGCTCAAAGATGAACCGGTTATTCTGTCGGCATTATTCGTGTAATATCTTAAGCCACTGCTGTAGTACAGATGTGGATTAACACTGTTGTTAGCAGTTAAATTGCTAACAACTGTTTGAAGTCCAGTAGAGTTTAAGTATAACCAAAACTCAATGGTAAAATCACCAGTGCCGTACCCAAAATTAGGGTTCGTTGGCTCAACTATATAATCTCCAGTTCCATCAAACTCCATCGAACCTGTGCCAAACTTCTTGGTCCCCGTGTCAATCTGGGCATTGCCAAGAGTCTCAAGGTCGTTCTTTGCGGCAGAATCGAAGATCGCGGCGTTCTTGAAGTTGCAGAGGAGGTTCGTGTTTGTGATGGCCGTGAGAGGCGAAGTTGGTGGAGTGAACGCTGACGTGTAAACGGCGGTCCCCTTAACAAATCTTGCGTCAGCAATATATCCATCAAAAACCTCACCGGTGCTGCCAACATTTTGCGCCACCCCGATTACTGTATCGTGTGCGTTGTCTCCGGGCCCTGTAGCTATAGTGTGGACTTGAACGCCATTTAAATAGTAATAGACTGTACTAGAGCTTTTGACCCAAGCTATGTGATTCCAGGAACGAGAATAAATAGCGCCACTTGTAGCAACGTTGTTCCCGCCGCCACTGTAATAGAACATCATATAGGCGGGGTTGGCGTTAGACAGGGCCATAGTCCAGCCATTGTTGTTTGCCCTTTTCCCGAAAATACCTTTAAAGATTGTTGCTCCGAATGGGTATACCCAGCATTCGAAAGTATAATCGCCGGATCCAAGATTTAGCGCGCTGTCATTAGTGATTACTAGGTAATCACCGCTTCCGTCAAAATAACCAGAAGCGCCCTGCGTCGTATTGTAAACTTTGTTCGGTGGGAATGGAGCAAATGCCGTGACCGCTGCATTGTTATTTCTGGTTATTGTAAAGTCATTAGAACTGTTGTCCTTAAACCTGTTAGATTGGCACGTCAACAAAGACGTATTTGCAATCGCCGTCAGGTTGGTTGTGGGCGGGGTAAAGTTGCCAGTATATACGGCGGTGCCTTTCACAAGACGGAGGTTCGAGATGTAACCAGCGAAATCCGCTCCGGCGCTCCTGTCAGTCCCAATCCGCGCCTCTTCGGTCTGCGTAAAGTCAGTTGATACCGTCCCCTGGCCGTCATTGACGCCGTTGATGTAAAGTTTAGTCTGATTGGACCCGGTTCCTTCTCGCACGACGGCAACATGAGTCCACGCATTGGCGGCTATTGTTCCTGTGGAATCAATATTTGTCGTTGTGTGCGTAAATCTTAATATGTTGCCTGACGTGACTTGAAACACGACGCCAGTGGAAGCCCCACCCTTAGCGAAGATTGTGTGATCTGCCCCGGCCGCGTTTCGGTAAATCCAAGCTTCAATGGTAAAAGCGCCAGCCCCTGGGCGAAGCGCCGAATTGTCCGCTATCGATAAATAGTCGTCAGTTCCGTCGAAATAATTGCTCCACAGTGAACCGTAAGGATTGAAGCTGCCCTGGGTCGTGTTCCCGTTGCGGGTGATCGTGAAGTTGTTCGACGATCCGTCAATGAACGTGTTGTTCTGGCCGCCGTTGGTTCCGTCACCATGCAGCAAGAGAGTGACGTTCTTAAAATTCGGATCGACGCGAGCGCCGCTCGCCATGACCTTGCGCGACAACATCAGGCGAAGTCCTGTCCGGCAATAAAGCCATACCAAGTCGTCCCGCCGTCGTGCGTGAAGAACACGAAAACGTCGACGTCCGCATTGCCGCTCGACAGCGTCGGCGCGCTTCCGCCCGGCCAGTCGACCGCAGCCGGCCACGTTATTGAGCGGGCCGTGCTGTCCTGGATGACCTTAAGGGTAAATCCATAGGCGGTGCCGCTCGACGGGGGGTTGCTCCAGGTGAACGTCGTCAGGTTGCCGCCCGACAGGGTAAGCTGGAAAACGTTGCCAGCGCGAAAGTCGAGCGTCGCGGTGTTCGAGGACATCGTGACGGCGGTGTAGCCTTCGTTCACGCCGTCGGCAAAGGTCGTCACGCCGTTGGCGTCGCTGGTCACGGCCTTGCTCGCTGCGCTCGTGCCTAGCGTCGTGATGTCGAGATACCCGATTTCGGTCGCGGTCGTCGCGGACACCGCCAGGACACCGCTGCCGTTCGAGACGATAGCACGGTCGGCGGTAAACCCGCCCAAGGAAGTTGACGCCCAAGACAGCGTTCCGCTGCCGTTGGTGCTCAGGAACTGCCCGCTCGTCCCATCCGCGCTCGGCAGCGTCCAAGTCACGTTCGCCGCCACCGTCGATGCTGCCTGGAAGCCGACGCTGTGCGAACTGTCGGCATCGGCAAAGCGGACATCGCTCTGAGCGTTGAGGGTAATGTTGCCGGTGAACGTCGCCCCGCCATCCTTTAGCAATACGCTGTCGATGGTCACGCCGGAAGCGCTCGTCTTCTCGAGCACGCTATTGACGTAGATCGCATCGTCTTTGATCAGGATCGTGTCGACCGTCACGCCGGAACCGGCCGTGAACTCGCTGATCGCGTCCGTCTTGAACGTGCCACCAGAAATATTCAGCGTCTTGGCCGCGCCTACCTGCAACCCGACGCTCGTTCCGCTGCCGTTCGCCGCGAACAACGCGTCGATCGTGTCGAGATCGGTGTTCAGCTTGCCGCCCCAGGTATCGCGAGAAGCGCCGACTTCGGGCTTCGTCAAGTTTAGGTTCGTCGTATAGGTATCGGCCATCTTACGCTCCGTTCAGCCTCTGCCACGCTTCAGCCGCGACCGGCTGCGTCGTCCAAGCCTCCGCGCCGACTGACGCGACCGTCCAAGCCTGCGCCGGCGTAGGTTCCGGCTGCCACAAGACGCGACCGGCAAACGTCGCAGATGAAGCGACGGGGATCGTAACCGCCCCCGCGCGCCACGCAACAGCGGTCACGTCAACGGAGCTCGAGGACTCGATCTCGACAGCGCCTGGGCGCACGCGGAGCGGATCAAACGTCGCAGCGCTCAACGCCTCGATCTCGACTGACGCCCCGACATCTGCCGTCGCCGTGAATGTCGCGTCCGTCGACGCAGAAACGTCGAGCGCTCCGGCCGCGATCAGGATGGCGTCGATCGTCGCGTCTGACGACGCAGAGACGTCGAGCATCCCAGCCGCGATCAATGCCGGGGTTAGGATGACATCAGACGCCTCGGTGATGACCACAGCGCCCTCGAAGACGTAGCCTGAGCCGTACAGCCCCTCCCCGTAATCTGCGACGCCGTAGTCAGCCACAGCCCAACACTCAATCCAGGGTGATGTCGACTTCGCCGATCGCGAACCGCAACACGTCTCCGCTGTCGATCGCCTTCGACGCGGTCAGGTCGCCGAAAGCGATCATGTTCCCGCCGCTCAGGGCGTCGAAGATTGCCGCCGCGACGATGGTGCCCCAATTGCCGGTCGCGGCGGGGAACTCGATCGCAGCACTGTTGCTCGCAGTGGTCGGCGCGGCCCCGCTGACGGTGAACGTCGCGGCTTGCCGGGCATAGGATCCCCCGGAAACCTCCGTCCCGCCGCCGCCCTCGCCGGGGGCGACCGTGTATAGGGCCAGATACCAAGCGGTCGGGCGCGTCGCTGTGCCCGTCGTGAACAGCCAATCAAGGACAAGATCCTCGGCGAAATTCGATAGACTTCCGGCCATCAGAAGACCCTCCTCGTGCGCTGGATCAGGGGCGAACCGCTATGCAGAGACCGCTGGGCTTCTGCGTTGAGAGAATCGACTCGAGCGTTATACGCGCTGAAGAAAACAGGAATTCGGGCGTCGTCGACGAGGAACGGAGCCGCATGCGACATCGCCCCGTAAAGGTAGATGTCAGGCGCTCGCGTCAGCAGCCAGTTCGTCGTGTTCTGATCAGAGAGCGCGGCGATCTTCCCGTAATAAATCATCTCGATGTCGATGTCGTCATCGGGCGCCGGAACGATCTCAATCGCCCCGTTCATCAACGAATAGAATGCGGGCGACGTGTAGGTCTGCGCGTTCAGTATCGCGTCGCTTTCGTCGAGCGTTATGAAGCGCAGCGGCTGAGCGCCGTCGACAATGTGCAGGTTGATCGCCTCGAGCCAATCGGCGGGCAACTGCACATACTGTTGATTGCTGGTCGCCTCGGCTCGCACAATCATCTCACGCGTGCGCAGCCGCGTGTTCAGATCGGCCTCTGCTAGCTGAATGAACGTCTCGATCTGCGACGTCAGGTCAGAGCGGTTCAGCCAATCGGCGACGGCGCTCTTGAGCGTCGAATAATTGGTAATCGTAGCCATCAGCATGCCATCCAGTGCGTGCGATACGGCAGGGCTTCATCGCTCAGCAGCCACCTTCGCAGTTCCGCACGGTCGCGCAATATGCCGCGCCGCCGGAGATCCAAGTAGACCTGCATCGGCATACGCCCGACCTGCACGAACTCTCCGACGCGATCGACCCGCGACACGCTGTTGCGCAACTCCTTGTTCTGATGAGCGAGCTTTGAGATGTCGACCGTCGACTCGATCACGATCTTGTTGTCGGTCGTGACGTGCATCTTCTGGACGCTGCCGGATAACTCGTCGGCGTCGAGCAGGAACGTGCCGGGT